TTCCCTGATCTCGAGAACGGGAGCAACGATCCCAGTCCTCAACACCGCGACCACCGAGGCCACCGAGGATAACGTCCAGACCGATGCGAACTTCGTCGGATCGGCTCAGGATGTAGGGACTTATGGCGACCAACTCGGCCGTTTCATCCTCTCTCGTGGAGCCTGGATCTGTGAAACGGATTCCACATACAACTTCATTCGATCTGCCGGGACTATCAAGGCAGTCCTCCCGATGGGATCAGGAAAGGATGGCGGGTGCTCGCCCCTTCCCGCACCCCTCCCATACCCGAAGGAATTAGCCTCCGGCGATCAACTGATCGTGATGGCCAACGCCGTCTCAGATCGCGAAGCCTCGGTCGCTGTTGCATGCTCAAACGGCGAGTATCATGTCTTCGCGGTCACTCCCTCCGGCTCTGGCCAACACGAGTTCGTCAGCGTCCTCACCGGGAACGGGATCGGGACGACGCTTCAGGGCAGGGTATGCACGCATTGGTATGCATACAGCGGCAACAACGATGCGGAATTGACCTCAAGCCCCATGCTTCTCAACGGCTCCGGGATTCCTGTGGGTTCAATCGGATTCACCAATTCAGGCGGATCTACGGCGTGTGTCTTCGCGGCATCCGGCGGAATCCCGATCCACCTGAACAGCAAACTTGTGTTCAGGACGGATGGCTGATGGCGAAGGCGAGCAAAGCGGCCAAGGCCCGAGTTCGACGAGCGACTATGGGCGAGAAGGCTTCGATCCGAAAATCGGCTCGGATCCTGGCGGATTTCGATCTGATAACCGAGAAGCGGTTCAGCGCGATCGTGAGGGCGACGGAATCTCGAAGGTGATTCCATGCTGAAGAACTGGCGATATTCCACAGTCGAATCCCAATCGACCACCGATGTCGGGATGGCCACCGTCCTATTGACTACGCAAACGACCCCCAGGATCATCACTCAACTATCCGCCTACAACGGCACATCAACGACAGCCGTGAATATGCGGTATTACATATACCCGGCCACCTCAGTTTCCCAAGACGGAAGCGGCCAGATTCAGATCCAGGACAACCTCTCTTTCCCTCTCGGCTTCATGAATGCCGATCTAACAGCGGCGGCAAACTCCGAAACCGATGCTACGACCGCGATCCCGTTCGGAGTCAAGGGCGCATCCCTGCCTTTCTTCATCATACCAGAGAATTGTCTTCTTGTTGCGGCCCCCTATACCGCTAATCAGAACGGGACGGTCATCCACAAACTGATTTCTGCGGAGTTAGGATCCTATGCCTAAGGCGAAACCAGATCAAGTCGTGGTTCATCGCATTGAATTACAAGACACAGAGCGAGATCTCCTCTCTGGCCTAACGACTGCGATTTCTTTCAGGCAGATCGCTGACCCGATCGTGAAACTTCTCAACGATGTGACCGGGACGGTGACGCTATTGGCGATCCTGGGGGCATCGGGGATCCTGGCCGGGATCAGTTTCACCTACATCTTCGATCCTGATGCGATCAAAGACCCGATCGAGCAGTTCCTCGAGCAACTGGACGAGGCCAAGGAGCGAGCCGAGTTAGTCGGTGAGGCCGCTAAGCGTGGCCCTCTCTGGGGTCTGATCGATCTCATCGAGATATACACCGGATCGAACCTTCCAGACTTCGGGGGAGGCTTCGAGAATCCGACCACACCCGATCCAGGGAATACTTTCCAGAACCCAGAGTGGAACGATCCTTCAGACCTCTATCTCAACCTCACAACGCCAGATTACACCAGCCCCGCCGATGTATGGGGGGGTGGATTGGGATCTGGGTCGCTTCAGATCTGATGCCGGATTAAGGCTGTGTCGAGCTGGATTTTTCGATGGACTGCGTCGGCTTGACCCCTCTCCTTTTTCGGGATTTTTTCCGCTTTCCGATCATTTTCCCAGAATAGACAATGGCCAGGATCGTGTCCTTAGCCATAGAGCATCGACTGCATGAGCATGCGCCGCACCAACCTGCGACGGGTATCATGTGCCCTTCCACCCGATTTCATCTATGACCTGCCTGAGTGCCCTTTCTAATCTAGCCTTCTCAGCATCCGTTCCGCTTTCCTGGATCTCGCGCTCGAGGGCTGACTCGAAGCCTCCCTCGACGAGATAGCCCCAGATACCGTCATAGATCTGTCGCTTCATGGCTTTGAGATCCATCACATAGCACCCCCACACTTCAGGCAGTATGGACGGAAGACCGAGCATTGGCCCCCATCCTCACATTCGCATAGGTGCATCAGAAATCCCCCAGAGTGATCCATCGTCCGTCAGAGTCCTCACACGCCCGAGCGAGTGATTCCCCCAACTGTTGAGGAACCATCCCCCTTTCTCGAGCATCCCGATCGGGATCCTGGGTTCCTGAGGGCGACCCTCGGGGTGCAGGGGTGTGATCGGAGTGCCCGGATCGGCATCGTGCGCGAGGAACCCAGGATCGAGGGAATCCCCCCCAGAGATCTGTCGGCTTCATGTGATCGTGTCCGTATCGGCAGTAAGTGATCGGTGCATGATGATGCCGCTTCATCATCGACAACTTCCTGAGCATCCCGATCGGGTTCTCGATCACATACCAGACCGGATCCAGGCGATCAATCATCAAGTGGGTCATCTCGACCATTCGGATCCCTTGGTGAGCGAGTGCAGAGGCCGGATAGGGCTGAGAGAGATGATCTCCGTCCATCCAGTTCCCCGAGATGTTCCCGGCGATAGAGAAGGCGGTGCAGGGAGGGGAGGCCCAGATGAAGTCGAACCCTTGGAAGTCTGCACCCCATTTCAACTCGGCCGTCCATAGGATCTCCTCGGTGCAGTCTTCGGTCAGATCGAGAAGTAGATCGGGATTGAGTTCGGGGTTGTTATCGACAGTCAGCCTCGCCCATCCTCTCTCGACGAAGGGATCGCTCGCCGACATAGTGCCGCAGAACAGATCCAGGATGATGAACCACTTCCCATTCCTAGGAGTCATTCTTCCTCACCTTCCAGTCCTGTCGGGGCCGACTTGGTTCTGTATTCGGTGACTTTGTGCATGATCCTCGAGGACTTCACGAATCTCAAATGCTCAAAGCCGATTCGACGGTCTTCTTCGCGTCGAACCCCCATTCGATGCTGATTTCTTTTCTTCTGTTCTCGATAGATCGTTTCGGGTGGTCGATACGATGGGTATTCCAGGATCCCGTCCGTTCGTGGTCTTCCTCGGTTCCCCGGCTTCCGATCCAGGACGGCCTGGATCCGATGACGATCCTTCGGACACTTCCGATCGAGTTTAGCCGTGTGATCTCGCACGCTCCAATACCAATGGAACCCGCATCGGTTGCACTTCCACAGGCCGTGCCTCATATCTCTCCCTCCGGGGTTCCATCTCCCTCGCGCCTGAGGGCATGCTTGATCCCGGCGAGGGTAATGAAGCAGTCCTGACTCTGCACCTGTTCGATCTGCACGAAGGTATCAACTTCAAAGATGATCCCGCAGTATCGGCACTTCATCCGAATCATGATTCCGCCTCCGAATCGATGTGAGTGTCTGGGAGATTCTTCTTCCTGTTGTCCATCATGCCCCTGAGGATAGCAGAGATGTTGCTCAGAGCCTTGTTAGCCCTCTCTGTGGCCACCACATCCCCCTTGGGTATTCCACGCCTCAGGCGGCCGTGTAGGATCTCTCTGACCCTCTCATCGGTCAGGCACACATCCAGGATCTCGTATTCTGCATGCCGAATGTTCCTCAATCTATCTGGCCACCTTTGGTTGCTCATGGTAGGCCGTAGGCATTCCTACTATTCAACTGTGCTACTGCCCACGCTTGTTTCCTACTGTTCAGAGGGGGGGAGGGTGTGCGCGAGAGGGAGGGGATCCTGGAACGCCTCCCTCGAGGGGGTGCGAGATGAAATGACTAAGTGTAGTAAGACACATGGGAGGGCGGGTGGAAGGCTGAAATCGAGAGGATTAAGTCCTTGATGGGTCGGTGTCGAGTCGGGTTGATCGGCATGGTATTGACGGATTGGTTGGTTTTGGGCGGTTTTGCTCTCATTTTGTCTGCCTTATTCCTGATTCATCGAGCGACCATGATCCTGATGGCCCAACTTCTCGAGGAGATCGATCACAGGGTCGCCGAGGCGATCAAGGCAGTCGTCCAGGATCTGAATATCGAGGGTATGGAACCCCCCAATCCGATACAGCAGATCGTGGCCCAAGTTCTTCAGCAGAAATTGGGAGATCAGCGGATCCCGAGAGATATGAAGGGACAATTTGAACGCGTGATCGAAATCGATGCCGATTCTTGATAAGCCGTCCAGGATCCAGGGGAGTCGATGGCCAAGCGGAAGTCGAAGCGTCGAAGAAGCCCAAAAACGATCTCTGTCCTCAATGTCCTCGAGTCATTGACCTACGCCTCGATCATAACGGAAGGTGTAGCAGGGACATCCGTCTTCGGTCTGTTCGGCGATACCGATCTGACTCAAACCTCTGTCTATGACGCAGGGCTTGGAACCTCGTCGATGACTTGGACTGGCGGCGGTGCGCTGAGTCTGGGCGACATAGTGAGCGAGCCGGGTCAGGCTCTCTCGATCATGCAGACCAACTTCTCAAACAACTGGAAGAACATGGCCGTCGCGTCCTTCGTGACTGGGCTGACCTTCAAGTTCGGCCGCCGATTGATGCGAAGACCGATCAACAACATAAACCGAAACATCATGAAACCGTTGGCTGTCGGTCTGAGGGTTTGATAGTATGGCGAACGTTCAGTCGTATGGTTCCCTGATCTCGAGAACGGGAGCAACGATCCCAGTCCTCAACACCGCGACCACCGAGGCCACCGAGGATAACGTCCAGACCGATGCGAACTTCGTCGGATCGGCTCAGGATGTAGGGACTTA